CACGCCTGGATCCGGCATCCCTTCGAACCGCCGGGCCTGCTCGCGGAACATCGTCGCGATGTCCCTGCGGTCAGCGCCATTGCTCACATAGTTGCAGCGGCCGCCGCCTTCCCCGAACGGGAACGTCAGCAGCACGAAGCCGACCTTGCGATCGTCACCCTCGGCCTCGCCGTTGAGCATCTTGTCGATCCCCTTGGCGAGCGCCTTCATCATGGCGTGCAGCTCGGCCTGGACCGGCGCGTCGCCCAGCCTGTCCTTGGGCGACAGCTCCTCGAACTCGTACTTGGCCCGCAGCTCCCTCTGGCAGACGCTGCAGAGTGTCGGCCCGCCGCAGCGCGCCTTGCTGCCGTCGGGGTTCGGGGTGACCCAGCCGTGTCCCATCACTGCCTCGTCTGCCGGGCCCAGCCCTCGCGCCAGCGCCGCTGGAAGTCGTCGTCGTTCAGCGTGCCTTCCTTGGACCGCCGCGCATGCTCCTCCTTCAACGCCGTCATGTTGTCGGCGGCTTCGGTGGGGCTGGTGGCGATGATCGGATTATGCGGCGCTACCTCGGCGCCGATCCTGGCCATTAAGCGCATGTAGTTCGGATCGTTGGTGAGCCCCAATGCCTTGGCGTACTCGTCCCAGGCCGGCGAGCTGTAGTGCTCGTGCGCGCGTTCGGCGAGCCCGGCATTGCGCTCGAAATCGGCACCCCACTGCGATCGCAGCTTGACGGTCTCGGCCTCCTTGGTGACCTTCATGGCCTCTTCCATCTGGCGCACCGTGTTGGCGCCATACTCGAAGAAGCTCTTGGTCATTTCGTCCAGTGCTTCGCGGGAAACATGCCGCTTGTGGGCAATCTCCATCAAGCTGCCGAACCACTGCTTGTCGGTCTCGCGCTCGAGCGCACCCTTGGGGATCTCGATCGCGTAGGCGGCCGGCGTCTCGGGCACGCCCAGCGACTTGCGGAATTGCGCAATCTCCTCGACCGTCGCCTTCTCGCCGGGGATCTTGATCACCCCATCGCGATTGCTGGCAGCGCGGCGCAGATCGAGACCGCCCTTGGCGAGCTCGTCGAGGCTGGTGAACCGCTCGGCGAAGCCCCTGATGTCCTTGTCGGGGATCGCCTTCACCAGCTCGCTCCACGCCGGCGCCTTGGCCTCCTCTACCGGTGGTGGTGGCGGCGGCGGTGGGCTCGCTGGCGGCGGTGGTGGCGGTGGTGGACTGACAGCCTCCGGTGGCTTCTCCAACGTATCGCTCATCTACTCCTCCCCGGTGATGACCTCCGGGAGCGATGGGTCATCGTTCGCCAGGAGGTGCATGATGTCGGTGATCACGGATCGTCGGCCTTCCCTGAAGGCCATCATCATCGGCGTCTCCTTGCCCTGCATGTCGATCGGCGCCAGGGCCTCCAGCCAGCCGCCCATGTCGGTCAGCAGCGACAGAGCCCGCATGCCGCGATCGTTGGCCAGGAACGTGGCCTTGAAGTCCTGGACCTTGTCCTGCTCGTCGTACCGATCGCCGAACCGGACATCGCCCAAGGCCTTGAGAACGAGCGCCAGGGTCACTTGCGCCTGCTCTTGCCGGCCGCGTGCAGGGCGATCGCAATCGCCTGTTTCCTCGACTTCACCTTTGGTCCCTTCTTACTGCCCGAATGCAGCTTGCCGGCCTTGAACTCGCGCATGACCTTACGGACCTTTTTCGCGGCCTTGGTCTTACGCTTCGCCACGTCAGTAACCGCCGGGCTTCGGCTTCGGCTTCGGCTTCGGTTTCGGCTTGCCCTTGGCCATCAGCAGGGCATCCCCGGCTTACCCTTCTTGCCGCCGCCCTTCTTGGTGCCCTTCTTGGCCATCATCGTCTCCTCGGCTGTAATGCCCGCATCATTGCGGACATCGGGTGAACGGGTGGTGGTGGCTGGCTCGCAGGCGCGCGTGCGCGAAGACCTGCACGGACCTGAGCCAGCAGCCGGTTCTGCTGGATGGCAGCCTGTCGCTCGGCCTCCAGGGCCGGTGCTCGGCGCATGTCGAGGAACCGCAGCTCCTCGGCCGTGATCGGGATCGGCCTCGGCGCCCGGTGCGTGTGGGCGGGCGGCGGCAGCTTACGCGGCCTTGCGCGTCTGGTTGATCATGTCGCTCATCATGCTGGCCAGGGGTGCGCCGCTTCCGCTGTCGCCGGCGTCACTGAGCAGCTTGGCCATCGGCGCCGCCGCTCCGACGCCAGAGCCGACCTTCTGGATCTGCTCGGCCTGGGCCTGCTGCTGGGCGGCCTCGGCGCGCTGCTGGCGTTGCGCCTGCACCTGCTCCATCGGAATGACGTACTTCGGTGCCAGCGTCACGCTCGTGTAGTCGCGGATGATCTTGTCGATGTCGATATTGTCGAGGATCTCGGGCTTGACCTGCAGCACCGGCAGCAGGCTCTCGAGGAACGTCACCAGCTGCGCCGTCTCGGCCACCTTCCTGGCGCGCGTGATCGGGTTCAGGAAGGCGAACTTGATCTTGGCCCCGCTCAGCGCCTCGGGGATCGGCAGGAACGGGCTCTTCGGCCGCTGGAACCGCGCCAGAGCGCTCTCGCGCAGCATGATGTTGAAGCAGCGCTCAACGAGCGGCTGCACATAATCGGTGTCGAGGCGGCCGAACGGGCTGTCGGTGAGCCTGACGAGATCCTGGTTCAGCCGCATGATCTCGGTCGCGGTCATGTTGCTCTTGTCGGGCAGCCGCAGCACCGAGCGTAGGAAGATCTCGTCGATCAATTTGCGCTGCTCAGCCTGCATCTCGAAGCCCAGCTGCAGGTTGCCGGCGAGCTCGAGCGGCTGCACCAGCTTGGCGAGGCCCGGCAGCTTGGCCACCACGCTCGGATCGAAGTAATTCACGAAGCCCGGCGTCAAATTCAGCTTGCTGAATGCCCCGCCCACGGTCATCAGCGGCGGATCCACCACCCGCTGGCCGGCGCGCAGCACGGTCCTGGCCATCTGCTGCAGCTGCATGACGTCGGGCAGGCCACGGCGCCCTGGCGACCAGATGTCATTCCCCTGGTCGAGCACCTCCCACATCGGGATGATCCAGGGCTGCTCGTGCTCGCCACCCTGGTCGCAGGTGAACTGGGCCTTGATCTCGATGATCCAGCTGGCGAACGGCATGTCGAGCGCGTGTGCACTATTGGGGTTGCGCTCGTAGCGCGGCTCGATGACCTCCAGGAAGTCGATCTTGGCGTCCTTGTTCTTGTCGTCGCGCATCAGCTTCTGGGTTGCCGGGGAGACGCCGTTGCGCCAGCTGCCCATCTTCTGCTGCACCTGTTCCAGGCGCAGCGTCAGCTTGTTGTAGACCTTCTCGGGCAGGCCGGCCTCGTCGGCATACCAGTGCACGTCGCGCAGGTGGCTCGACCGGAACAGGAAAGCCGAGAAGTCACTGCGCTGGCCGGCGCGCATCGGTGCCGCACCGAAGGTCACGAGGTCGGTGAACACCTGCGGGTGGGCCTTCTGCAGCCCGGCCCTCGGGTCGTACATGCGGTTGACCAGCTTGTCGGTGCTGTCGGCCAGCCACTGCGCCGCCTCGTCGTCGCTGGTCTCGATCCGCTCCTCGGTGCCGATCTCGATCCATTTCTCCGACGCCGGCACCAGCATGCTCTCAATGCTGTTGGCCAGCTGATTGACGTCCTCCATCTGGCGGCCGTCGTAGACCTGGGTCATCCGCGAGGCGCCCTGGGCCTGCTGGCTGGTGAAGCCCTCGCGCTGCGGCCGATAGACCTGCGCCAGCTGCTCCCACACCGTGTCCAGCGTCTGCCGGTTGGATTTGCAGGTGTCCCAGGCGCGCAGCTTGGCTTCGGCGTTCTTGTCAGGCATCTCACTGTCCCGTCAGGCCGCCGGCGGCCGTCCGGGGCGTGCCGGTGACACCCCTGGCAGCGCCGCCGCCGCTATAGACCATGGCCAGCGAGCCCAGCCGCATCCGGGCCCCCTTGATGGCGTCACGCTGCGCCTGGGAGATGACCTCGCTCTGATCCTCGACCGGGGCCGGCAGCGGCTGCACCTTGGGCAGCTTCGGGCTCGAAAACATATCCTTGAACAGGCCCATGGCTCACCTCGTCAGGTAGCGGTAGAGCTGCAGCGGCGTGATGATCCAGGGCGCCCTGATCCCCAGCACGGCCTTTACGACGCCGACGCAGGTGGTGACCATCAGCGGCACGCGCCTGGGCATCGGCTGACAGCCCGGCAGCAGAACCAGCTGGGCACCCTTCTGCCGGGCATAGGCCTCGGGGTCGAAGTCGACGACCACCACCGGCGCCAGGATGCCGCCGATCTTGCCGATCGCCGCGACCCACACGCCCGGCAGCTCGGTCGCCAGACAGACGTCGCAGTGCCGAAAGCCTGGTCTCAGCAGCCGCCGGCTCCAGTGCTGGCTCTGGCTGTAGAAGAACACCGCTGCCTCGCCGAGCGGGTCAGCGACCGACAGACCCATGTCAGGCCTCGGCCATGGCTTCCCGGACACCGGTGCCCCGGCGCTTCTTCTCGGCCTCGCCCTCGGTGATCTCGCCTCGTCGGTCGAGCGTTCGCTGCGAGATCTCGAGCGTCGCCGCGCGCCGCTTATCCTCCAGCTCTTCCTTGCCGTGCTCGTAATCGTAGTCGACCCGCAGCATCTCGCGCTTGAAGGCGCGCTCCTGGGCGTCGCTGGCCTCGCGCTCGGTGAGGTCCGTTTCGGGGTCGATCACATAGTTGCGGAATTCGCGCTCGAACATCATCGCCAGGGCCGGGTTCGGTTCCGGCTCGACGACGTGGTAGCGCACGAGCAGATCGGGCTCGTACTCGACGACCTCGATCGTGCTCTCGCTGCCGCGCAGCCTGAACCGGGCGCCCTTCTCGATCTTCAACGCCATCGGCTGTCTCCTTATCGGTCGTGCCGGTGCTTGTCGTGCTTGCCCTTGCGGGTGTCGCGGCCGCTGGTGCCGGCCAGGGTGTCCTCGCCGTTGCCGTCGGCGATCGAATCCTCGCCGCCGCCGCCGATCGACGTGCCGCCGCTGTCGAGCGCCCCAATCTCGTCCAGCGCGTTCTGTGAGGCTTCGGCCTCTTTCTCGCCGCGCTCTTCCTGCAGATCGGTCACATGCTCGGCCGTGCCGAGGTTCACCGGCTGCATGTGCTTCTCGAAGATCTGCGCGTTGCGCTTCTGCTCCTCGGCCTCGGTCATCCCGGTCTCTTCGATGAGCGCGTAACGCCGGAAATCACTCTCGTCCATGTGCAGGACGGCGGCGTTCTCGATCGGCTCCACGACGTGATATTTGACGTGGCTGCCGGGAACGTAGATCAGCACCTCGACGATGGCCTCGCTGCCCTGCATGCGGTAGCGACCGCCTTGTTCGATTGTCAGGGGCATAAACGTCTCCCGCTGGGCGCCGACACCATTGTCAGCGCAACCACAATTCATTGTACTCGGTGACCGCCTGCTCGGGCTGCCAGATGGCCATGTCGTCGGTACCGCGCGCCGAGTTGATCGAGGTGCCGAAGGTCATGATCCAGGCGTCGGCCAGATCGGGGCTGCGGATGCCCCGCTTGACCATGTCGTCCTTGCTCTCGACCTTGAGCCTGCCGTCGGCGCGCTCGTCGTATTTCGGCCCCGCAAGCTCTCCGATCAGGGCCTGATCATCACTGCACAGCTGGCAGTCCCTGGCCTGCAGCCACTCGCGGCACATGAACCAGAGCTCGTCGCGCAATCGCTCGTAGCGGTCCCTGCTGGCGGCCGCCTCGGCTACGTTGACGCCCGAGATGACCGTCTGGCCCAGGGTGACGAAGCGCCGCTCGCGCCTCAGTTTGTCGAAGACGCCGGCCCCTAAGCCTATCACGTCGATGCAGATCCGGCCGGGCCTGAGCGCCGGCGGCGTGTCGAGCCACTCGTTGAGCACCCACCCCGCCACCTGCTCGGTGTCGAGCCCGCTGCGGGCTTTCACCGGCTCGAGCTGCACGTTGCCCTGTCTTTTCGCGAGCGCCGTGCGATCGCCGCCGAAGCGGGCCACGTCGAGCCCCCAGACGGGTGCGACGTCCAGGGCTCGCACATCTCGCGCGGCCGCAGCTTCCAGCAGGTCGAGGGGGATGACGCCGTCGAAATCCTGGCGCGGGAATTCCCCCAGCACTCTGACGCGGTAGACGTTGCTGTCGACGCCATAGAGGTCGGCCTGCTCCTTGATCCAGGCTCTCGAGACCCTCGAGCTGTCGAGCGAGCTGATGTGGTAGGTCTTCCACAACCCCCGCTGCTCGTGGAACGCCTGGAAGAAGTCGCCGGCGCGCTGGGTCGGGTTGCCGGCCATCAAGAGCTTGGCGCCCTCGCTCGTGAGCGCGCCGCGCAGCACCTCGAAGATCAGCGTGTGGACCGCCGACGCTTCGTCGATGATCACCAGGACGTGGTCGCTATGGAATCCGGCGAGGCCCTGTGCCCGCTCCTTGCTGGCGGTCCGCACGACGGCAAACGCCTGCTCGGGATAGTTCCTGATCTTCAGGCTCTCGGCCGAGTAAACCAACAACTGCCGCAGCTGCTCGGGCATCCTGCCCATCCACAGCGACAGCTCGGCCCACAGCGTGGCCCTCAGCTGGTCGAAGTTGGCGCCGGTTACGGCGATCTTACAGGGGAAATGGCATGTGATGTACCAAAGGATAAGCCAGCTCAGCAGGCTCGATTTGCCGACGCCGTGCCCTGACCTGATGGCCATCCGATTGTGGGCCGCGACGTCGACCAGCACCTGCCGCTGCCACTGGTCGGGCTCGGCGTGCAGCACCTCGGTGACGAACAGCAGTGGCGAGCGCCGCCACTTGAGCAGCAGCTCCGACATGCGGTCGTCGGCGGATTGCTGCGGTACGATGTTCGGGCGCAGGCCGCGCCGCGATCGCTGGCCGTCCTTGCGCAGCTTCGCCGGCGCGCTCACTCGTCTTTGACCTTGTCGAGTGCCGCGACCAGCTTCGTGATGTCGATGCCGCCCGAGTGCTGCATGTCGACCTTGTCGCGGTAGGCCGGGTTGCGCTTCTTCAGCTCGAACATCAGCAGGGCGTCGCTAAACTTGCGAACGTGGCCGACCTGCTGCCCCTGATAGTAAACCGGCTCGTTCCAGCCCTCGATCGCCCGGCGCTTGACCTCGGCCGAGAACTGCTCGGTGCCTTCGTCGTAGGCCTCGTTGGAGGCGGCGAGGAACTCGGGATCGCGGTGGCGCCAGTTCTTGAGCATGGACTGGCTGATCTGAGCCAGCACCGCTGACTGCAGCAGCGTGTGCCCCTGCCTCAGAAAACCGATCACCTTCTGCTTGCCCCTCGCCGTTTCGTCCGGGGTTTTCTTCCTGCCCGGCATTCAACACTCCTGGTTCCTCTCGGCTCGCTCTTTCTACCCCTGTGAGGGTGGCGTCAACGTTCGCTCCTTGCGATGGTCGATATAATGGCTATATGCTACGCATCTCACACGGGAGACAGTGGTGATGATGACCAAGCAACTCAGGCCATACAACGAGAAGGTGAGCGCATGACGCCGGACCAGAAGCTGCAGCAAGTCGGCGACAAGATCCGAGCCGAGCGCCTGGGCCAGGACATGCGGCAGGTTGTGCTGGCGCGGCTGATCCAGTCCGCACCCTCGACGATCTGCGACATCGAGAGCGGCCGCAAGACGCCCAGCTGGGCGCTGATCCAGAAGATCGCCAAGGCGTTGAACGTAAGCCTCGACATCCTGACGGACGACTGACCATGCCCAAGATGACCATCGCCGACTTCCTGCCGCCCGAGCTGGTGGCGCGGATGGAGGCCACCAACTCGAAGACCGACGACCTCAAGGACATCTACACGCTGACCGATGACGCCCTGTTCGAGGTCGGCAAGGTCTACACAGCCACGCTGGGGGCCGAGGCGGAAAACCCCGGCGCCTACACCGAGATGCTGGCGCACCTGCGTCAGGCGATCCTGCAGGGCGTCGTCGCCTGGGCGCGGGCCAGGGCCGTGCTCGGGCCGATCAAGCGATGAGGCGCGAGTGTGTCCCCGAGAGCCCGTGCCCGAGCTGCGGCACGATGCTCAACGGACGAGCCCTCACCGGCATCGAGCTGGCCGAGAACACGCCAGTCGCCGACGACGTCACGATCTGCCTCAAGTGCGGCGCGTCGGCGATGTTCAGGGCCGACCTCACCTTGCGCGCCTGCAACCTGAAGGAGCTGCTGGCGCTGTCGCTCGACAGGGACTTCATGCGGGTCAAGGGCATCGTCGACAGCCTGATCGCCGGGAGGAAGTCGCATGGCTAGGCGCACCGTCACCTCAAGGCGGCCCGACGTCACCATGGCCGACCTGCAGGCGCGTGTGCTCGGCTGCATCTTCGAGCTGACCAAGGCGCTGCAGGCCGAGCTCGAGTACATCGAGAACGTCTACGCCGAGAAGATCCGCGAGGATCGCACCCAGCGCGGGGCCGCCATCGAGAACATGGCCGGGGAGCTGGTGGCCCTACGCCGCGCCAACAGGGCCTGGGCCGCGATCGCCACCGAGAAAGGGTGGAAAACCGAAACGGACTGATCTAGGCTGCCGCCTCCAACTACCCGAGACGACTGTTCCGATAGCGTTTCCTCCCCTTGGCCCCTAGAACGGGGCCTTTCTTTTTGCCATGCTGCCGCCCTCGCCAACGAGGAGCAGAGCATGACCGCAGCCATGGACATGGTGGTGCAGCGCCGGGTGGGCCGGTTCCAGGTGCCGTTCAAGCTGGTCAGGGATCGACCGACAGACGTTGTCGAGCTGCTGCGCGACAAGATCGTCATCCGCTGCGAGCATCTGGCCTATGACGACGCGCTCGACTACGTCGCCTACGGCTCGTGCTTCGTGTCGATCCCGCTCGGTGGCATTGCACCGCTCTACGAGCTGAAGATCGAGAACGACTGCATCGGCTTCGTGCACCCGCCGCTGAAGGACGGCGAATGGTACAGGCATGCGCTCGGCAAGCTGCCTGAGCCGCCACCAAGCGCCATGGAGCTGGTGCGCAAGGAGGAGATCAAGCGGGCTCACCAACGGGTTCTCACCGTCGGCCGTGTCGACAGCTGGGACGAGCGCAAGGCCCGGCACGACAAGCTGATCCGCGAGGAGACGGATGTCCCGAACGTCTACGCCGGCGACACGACGGTGCTCCTCGACCGCGAGCGTGCCAAGGCCGACAAGGCCGACTACAGCTGGCGCACGCCGATCGACGACCGCAACGGCGGCAGGTAGCAGGGCCGGGCGATGTCAGGCTGCTTGCACGACCAGCGTGCAGCGGGGCCTTGTCGTTCGCCCGACCCCACCGCTGTTCTCGCACATCCGTCGGGTCAAAGAAATGGCCGCTGACGTCCCATCCAAGAGCGGTAAACTCAGCCGTGCCCGGCAGGCCCAGGCCTCGGCAGCATCGAGTGCCCCGACTGCTTCGCCATCCACTTGGCGAAGGCTTCGGCGCACCTGTCGATCGTCACCCGGCACCTCGGATCAAGCGAGAAGGCGTTCATCACCACGGTATCATCGGCAGCGACCGCCATCATGACGCCGCCGATCCCCTGCTTGACCGCGAGGTCGACGACATCGGCCATGAAGGTGCCCACCTTGTCGCCGTAATAGCGCAGGTAGTTCTCCCGCATCTTGGCTGGGTCCGGCACGTCCGTCACCTCGATGTGGTCGCCGTGATCCACCGTCTCCATCACTCAACCTCCTCGGGCAGCGGCAGCGCCTTCACCTCGCCCTCGACCATGGCGATGAACCTGAGCACGTTGTCGCTCCAGCCGTCGATGTGGATCCAGCCCTCGCCATAGCCGACGCCGTTCCTGGCCGACGCCACGTTGATCATGTAGGCGCGGCGCGCCTTCGGCTCGGGCACCACGTCGTGGCTCTGCTCGTCGGTGATGACGATCAGCCGGTCGAGGTCGCGCGTGTTCATGTCGGCCACCGCAGCGCCGAGATAAGTGCCGCCGTACGGCTGGCTGTTGCAGATCACCTTCACCAGCGCGATCGGGTTGGACTTGCTGCGGTCCAGCTCGACCACCTCGGCCACCCGGTCGGTGAACGTCCAGATGCGCCGCTTCTGCGCCGGCACGATGGCCGCCAGGGCAGCGCCGGCCTTCATCCGGGTCATCTCCGAGCGCTGTGACAGCGGCGCATCCATCGAGCCCGAGACGTCGACCAGCACGCCGGTGGTGCCCGGCAGCGTGAACGGCGACAGCTTGAGCTGCGCCTGCAGGGCAGTGCCAAGCACATCCTCGAACTGCGGTGCAGCCTCGGCCGCCGCCACGAAGCGGAACGGCAGCACGCGCCAGCTGCCCCGGCGCGCCAGGATGGCCTCCTCGATGTCCTGGCTGTCGACACCGGCCTGGATCATGTTGCGCAGGTTCCTGAGCAAGGCGAGATAGCCCAGCTTCTGGTCGCGCAGCAGCTGCGTCCAGACGGCCTTCCTGTCGCCGCCGGCCGACAGCTGGCGCTCCCAGGTCATCGGGTCGGCGAGCTCGCCCTTGAGCAGCCTGCGGTACAGCCCGGCGCGATCGCCCGGCACCGGGTGCGACAGGCGCAGCACGTCGGTCAGCGTGACCTGGACCTTCTTTCGGTCGCGATCCCACTTGCTCAGCTGGTACTCGTCGAAGTTGGCCAGCGCGCGAGCGAGCCCCTTCTTCACCTGCGCCGACAGCTTCGGCTTGAGGTGCCAGCCGTCGACACCGTTCTGCTGGGCGTAGATCGCCAGGAACTCGCCCAGCTCGTCGGCGCGGCTGATGGTGCTGGCGATGGTGTCGGCAACGATGCCAGGGCCGAGGTCGTGGAGCCTCACTCCACGGGCGCGACGGGCCAGCACAGCCAGCAGCAGCAGCGGCGCGTGCCTGAGCTGCTGGACGTTGCGCGCCTCGATCGCCAGCTTCGCCAGAGACCAGACGTCAACCTGCTCAGCCAGCTCGACGATGCGGCCGGCAATCTCCTTGCCGTCCTCATAGAACTCTTTCTCGAACAGCAGGCACGACATGACGGAACGCCTGAGCGCACCGTACGGCGTCAGCGGCGTCGCCGGCGCACCCTCGTGGGTGGTCGGCCTGTTGGTTCGCATGATGGTAAACCCCTACCGTTTGATGCCTGCCCGCTGGCGGTAGGGGCGCTGGTGAAGCCGAGGAAGGGTTAGTGCGGACCCGAAACGTAGCGCTCTACCGCTGAGCTAAGCCCCGCCTAGACACGGAACTGCCGGACTCGAACCGACGTCTCTCGCTCTCAAGGCGAAGTATCGGACCCTATACGCCATCGGCTTCAAGGCGCCCAGGAAAGGTAGTGTCGGGATCGGGACTGATCGTACCCCGAGTGCGAAGTACCCGGTCCCTTACGCCATGGGCCCGGCGTGTATCGGCCAACCTGATGGCCGCGTCAAGGGGCCAAAAGAATGGCCGACGGTCTGGACACCGCCGGCCAAGTGCACTGACCAGAAACCACCAAATGCGGAACAGTCGACACGAAGGGCGCTTGCCCAGCGCCCGGCGGCATCAGGCGGCGGCGGTCACCTCCGTGTCAAGCGGGATCAGGCCGAGCGCCGTGCGGTAGGCGCCACGCAGCGCCAGCTGGGCGTCGCGGCCCTCCTTGTCAGCCAGCTCCTCCAGCGATGGCATGCCAGTGTTGATCGACGCCATCACCTCGTCGCGGGTCGCCTGCCGGCCCCGGCACCACCAGCTGATCGAGGTCGGCTCGCCCAGCCGCCAGAGGTAGCCGTCGTGCCCCATGTCGACGTGAAAGCGGGTCGACGTCTTGGTCGACCAGACCGCCGAGACGCCGGGATTGCGCTGGATGCCGAGGCCAGCCGCCGACACCACCGGCTCCTTGAAGCCGTCGCGACGCGGGCGATCGGGATCGCTGAGGAACGGGCACGTCCTGACCGCGTACTCGCAGCACTCGCGGTGGCTGGGCGGCTCGCTCGAGACCCGGTTGACCGCGCACATCGGCCCGATGACGAAGGCGTTGTAGGCCCCCAGCGGCTCGCCGCACAGCATGCACAGCCGGTACCTGTCGGCGCGCATCATTTTGGCGGTGTTGACGACGCGGAAGTCCGGCACGCCCCTGGCGTCGACATGGACGAACCACGGCACCGGGTAGCCGGCCCAGCGGTGGACGCTGTTGCGCTCGACGCGCGACATGGTCACTTGGTCACCCTCCCGAAGTGCTCTCGGTCGACGTATCGTAGCGCGTGACCCGCTCGGTCAGCCGGCGCACGAGCTCCGTCGACGCGTGCGTCGACATGCCGACGACGGCCGTGACCAGGATCGCCAGCTGCTGGCGCGGCGCCTCCTGCTCCAGGCTGTCGAGCAGCCTGTCGCGGTGCCATTTCTCCCACTCGTCGCGGAAGACGCCAGCCTTCTGCTCCAGCATGCCGCGTGTCTCGTCCATCATGTTCTCCTATTGACTGGTTGAGTTGCCGGTTGCAGGCTCGGTGCGCTGGTCCGGCCCTTCCGCTGCACTGCCCGTACAGTCGCTAGGCCGGGCCAGCGCCCTCACCAGCTTGCGCATCCTGTCGACCGACAGCACGCCGCATCTGCGGCAGGCGCCGAGGATCGTTCCGCACTCGGCATAGGCTGCCAGCAGCTGCTCGTCGGTGGCCTTGCGGTTCCAGCCGGCGCCGCCTCGAGCGGGTCTCACCGGCACACCTTCACCCAGCTGCCACCAATCTTCCGCAGTGTGCACATATGCGCGGTGGCCGCGTGGGCCGTGCCGGCCTCCCACATCGCGGCCAGCAGCAGCACCACGCCGATCAGCAGCACCACGGTCATCGTCAGCGCCAGCACCGCGAAGGTCGACAGCGGCCGGTGTGGCTTCG